TGATTTGGCATCCCCCTTGCTTCCTGACCTGAGTTCGGTCAACCTGTCCTCATCCGCTTCACCAGCGAGGAACGCTCCCATGGACGAACTGAAGAAGCAACTCGCCGCCGCAGCCGAGCAGATCGCCTCGCTGACCGTGCGCGTGGACTCCGCCGACAAGGCGCTCGCTGACGCGAACGCTCGCGCCGACAAGGCGGAGGGCGCCCTCGCCGCCGCGCAGCCGGAGCTCGACGCTCTGCGCGCAGCGCGGAAGGACGAGGAGGATCCTGCGAAGCTGCAGTCGCAGATCACCACGCTGCAGTCGAAGCTCGCCTCCGAGAAGGAGCGCGCTGACAAGGCGAACGACCCGGACAAGTTCGTCAAGGCTGTCCGCGCGCGTACCCGCCTCGAGCGGCGCGCGCAGATGGTGCTCGGACCTTCCGTCCGGCTCGACGTGCTCTCCGACAAGGAGCTCCACGTCGCCTCGCTCGAGAAGCTCGGCAAGCTGGTCGAGAAGGATCGCACCGACGCCTACGTCGAGGCGATGTTCGAGACCGCGGTCGACAGCTTCCTCGCCGGCGCCAAGGCGCTCGACGAGATCAACGCTGCGGTGCGCGCGGACAAGGACAGCGAGCAGGGCAGCAAGGCGCAGTCCGCTCGTCAGAAGATGATCGAGCGCAATCGGTCCGCCGGCGAGATCAAGTAGTCCCCGACCCCCACCTTCGAAGGAACGAGAAAGAACATGTCGCAGACCACCTACCTCCGTGATCAGCTCGCCGGTCGCCCCGGCATGCTCGCCGACAACTCGTGGCTCAAGGACTCCGTGTCCGCGGTCAACGACGAAGCCTCCGCCGAGATCCAGTTCGGCATCATGGTGCAGCAGGCTGCCGAGGGCAAGTGCACCATCCTGACCGCGGCGACGAACAAGTTCCTCGGCATCTCGCTGCTCGACCACGCGTACCACCTGAGCCAGGAGCTCGGCGACACCGGCGTCAAGCCCGACATGATGCTGGACGTCCTGCGGCGCGGGCGCATCTTCGTCAAGATCGACGAGGACGTCGCCGTCGGCGACGCGGTCCGCTTCCGCATCGACAACGGCGGCGGCGGGGTCCCCGGCGTGTTCCGCAAGACCGCCGACGCCGGCAACACCACGAACGTCACCTTCGGCGCCCGCTGGGTCAAGGGCGGCACCTCGGCGCTCGGCTTCGCCGTCCTCGAGATCGACCTGCTCGCCCTCGAGCACACCGCCGACTAGTCGGTACCCCTTGAAGGAGCACGCCAATGTCTAAGGTACTCCGAGCTCGTGGCGACCACGTCGTGCTCATGTTCGAGCACGGCTCGGTCGTGAACACCGACACGACCTTCAAGATGTTCAAGGCGCCCCGGGCGATGGTGATCGAAAAGGTCGACTACCATAACGTCACCGGGCTCGCGGAGAACGCCTCCAACTACGTCACGGTTTCCCTGCGCAAGGCGTCGACCGACATGACCGTGCCGTACACGACCAATTCGGCGGGTCCGAATTCGCCGGATGCGATCCCCGCCGACACCCACCTCGATCTGGCGATGTCCGCCACGCCCGCGAACCGGAAGCTCGCCGAGGGCGACGTGCTGTCGCTCTTCGTGGACTGCACCGGAACCGTCACCCTCCCTGCCGGTCGCGTCGCCGTGACCGCTCGCTACGTGTAGTCCCAAAGGACCAGGAGCAGAACATGCCCGTGCTCACCAAGAACCAGGAGCAGCGCCTCGACGCGGTGGAAACCGCGTTCTTCCTGCGCGAGCTCGAAGCGATCGACGCCCGCGTGTACGAGGCGAAGTATGCCCAGTACAAGGCGCGCATGCTCCTGCCCACGCAGGACGGGATCGGCGAGAACGACGACGTCTACCTCTACCGGATGTTCGACGGTGTGGGGCAGGCTGACTTCATCGGCAACGAGGCTGACGACCTCCCCTCGGTCGACGTCAAGGGGAACGAGTTCCCGACCGCGATCAAGCAGCTGGGCGTGAGCTACCGCTACAGCCTTCGCGAGATCCGGGCGGCTCAGCGCGCCGGGCGCCCGCTCGACGCGATGCGCGCCATGCGCGCGCGCCGGGCGATGGAGTCGAAGATCGACTCGATCCTCGCCCTCGGCGACAGCGCTCGCGGGCTCAAGGGCGTGCTGTCCCTGTCGGGCACCACGTCCTTCACCGTGTCCGGCAACTGGGGCACCCTCGCCACCGCCGACCCCGAGGCGGTCGCCGCCGACATCCTCGGCGCGGTCGACGCGGGCGTCGCCGCCACCGACGAGGCGTTCACGCAGTACACCGTGACCATGCCGCTGGTGTCCTACCAGCTCGCCGCGAAGCTGCGGTTCGGTCAGGGCAGCGACACCACGGTGCTCGACTTCGTCAAGCAGAAGTCGCCGTACATCGCCCGGGTCGAGCCCTGGTTCCGCACCGAGACCGCCGGCTCCGGCTCGACCAAGCGCATGGCGTGTTGGCCGAACGACATGGAGGCGCTCGCCGCCCTCGTGCCGCAGGAACTCCAGTTCCTGCCGCCCGACCTCCGCAACCTCGCCTACGTCGTGAACGGCACGGCGAGCTGCGGCGGAGTCGTGGTCCGGCACCCGAAGTCGGTGGTCTACGCCGACGGCATCTAGCCTCGAGCCCCCGCCCCGAACGCGGGTCCGCCCATCCTCCTCCTAACCTGCCTCGGGGCGGGGCTCGACCTCGACCCCGAGCAGGTACATGATCACCTGGGACGACGTCATCGCCATCGCGCCCGCGCTCGACACCCTCACGTCGGAGCAGCAGGCGGCGGTGCTGACTCACGTCGAGCTGCGAGTCAGCCCGGCGAAGTGGGGCAAGCTCGTCGCCCTGGGGCAGACCTACCTCGCGGCGCACCTCGGCATGCTCCTGCAGCGCGCCGGCGAGGCGACCGGCGGGCAGACCGTGGGTCCCGTGGTCTCTGAGACCGTGGGTCCCGTGAGCCGCACGTTCTCCGTCCTCTCCACCTTCGCCGCCGCGACCTCGGGCGACGGCGCCTACACATCGACCGACTGGGGGCAGCAGTACCTCGAGCTGCGCAACAGCCTGCCGACGAGGTTCGGTCTGGTGATCTAGTGAAGTTCACCGTCACCGAGAAGGACCGCGGTTGGAAGGCGCTGTTCGAGCGCCTCGAGGTCTTGAAGAAGCACGACGTCAACGTGCGCGTGGGCATCTTCTCCGACGAGAAGGGCGGCGGCGAGGAGCGCGAGGGCGGGCTGACGAACGTCGAGATCGCCGCGGTCCACGAGTTCGGCGCGCCCGAGGCGAACATCCCCGAGCGCCCGTTCATCCGCTCGACCTTCGACGCGTACAAGCAGGAGTACGCCGAGATGGTGACGAAGGTCCTGCGCGGCGTCATCGAGGGCAAGCTCGGCGTGAAGCAGGCGCTCGACCTCGTGGGCGCGCGCATGGTCGCCGACATCAACAAGGTCGTGCGCCAGACGCAGGGACCCGCCTACGGGTTCGCCCCGCTCAAGCCCGAGACGATCGACCGCAAGGGGTCGAGCCGACCGCTAATCGACACGGGACGCATGATCGCTGCCGTGACGTGGGCGGTGTTCTTCGGCGACCAGAAGGTGGGGGCGTAGCCGTGCCCGTCATGGACCTCGCCAGCACCGTGCTCGACTTCTCGGTGTCGTACACCGTGAAGCGCGCGTCTGGTGTCGGCGGCGTGGGCTCCGACGGCATCTTCGACCCGCCGTCGACCTCCAACATCTCCGTGCAGGCGATGGTCGCCCCGCTCGCTGGTCGCGACCTGCAGCGCCTGCCCGAGGGTCTCCGCGCCTCGGAGACTCGCCACGTGTACACCACCGTCGAGCTCCGCGGCAAGGCGCCGGGGCAGCGCCCCGACCTGGTCGTGATCGACGGCATCGACTGGCAGGTCGAGGTCGTCGAAGACTTCTCCGCGCTGGGCAACTACTGGCGCTCCACCGTTCGCAAGGTGGGGAGGACGAGCTAGTGGACTGGGGCGCGGTAGAGCAGACCCTGCGCGGCTGGATCAAGTCGGCGACGGGTCTCGACGACGAGCACGTGCTGCGCTACGGGCAGGACATGTCGGGCGTGACGCTGCCGTTCTGCGACGTGCGGATCACGTTCATTCAGCCCGTCGGCGCCGCGGACGCCGTCGACCACGACTACAACTCCGGCGCCCCCGCGGGCGAGGAGATCACGTACACCGCCCGGGGCATCCGCGAGTTCGGCGTGCGGGTCCGGGCGTTCTCGACGCTGGCGGTCGGGACGAACAGCGCGCAGGCGCTGCTGTCCAAGGTGCAGACCTTCATGGCGCTCCCCGGCGGGCGCGCGGCTTTCCAGGCTGGGGGCTTCACAGCTTTTGACCAGGGTCGTATCCTGAGCGTGCCTGCTATACTTGACGCGAACTGGGAAGGTCAGGCTTTCCTAGAGACCAGGTTCTACGCCGAAGAGACCGCGACCGAGAAGACCACGTACATCCAGACGGCTGAGCTCACGAATCAGGAACCGAACCCCGACCACGTGTTCACCGTCACGATCCCCTAGGAGCGCTAGATGCCTCTCAGCGACATCATCACGATCAACATCGTCACCGAGACCGCGGGCGTCACCGCTGCGGGGTTCGGGGTGATCCTGATCCTCTCCGCCGACGCTGCGTTCGTCGAGCGCGTCCGCTCGTACACCAGCATCACCGCGCTCGCCGTCGACTTCGCCTCGACCACGGGCACGTACAAGGCGGCGAACGCGATCTTCGCGCAGAACCCGAAGGTCGAGAAGGTCATGGTCGGGCGCCTCGCGCTCAAGCCCACGCAGCAGTGGGCGATCGACATCGGCACCGCCGGCGTGCTCAACAGCACCGCCTACAAGGTGCAGGTGCGGTCGAACATCGCGACCTTCACGAGCGACGCGTCCGCCACCGAGGCGGAGATCATCGCCGGGCTCGTGTCGGCGATCAACGCGCTCAGCGGTGACACCGTCACGGCGTCCGATCAGACCACGTTCCTCCGCATCGCCGGCAACACCGCCGGCTCGTGGGACCGGGTCATGGTGCTCAACCCCGACGGCAACCCCGACGTGGGCGTGTACCTCTCGATCACCCCCGACCACGCCGACCCCGGCGTCGCGACGGACCTCGCCGCGATCGCCGCGGTCGACAACACCTGGTATGCGATCGTCAACCCCTGGGGTTCGAAGCTGATGAACCTCGCGATCGCCGCCTACGCCGAGTCGGCGAAGAAGTTGTTCCTCTGCGACGTGCAGGACAGCGCGACGATCACCGCGGCGGCTGGCGGGACCGACCTCGCCGACGAGCTCAAGGATGCGGCGTACGCCCGCACCGCCGCGATCTACCACCCCGATAACGAGGCGATGGCGGCGGCGGCGTGGGGCGGGAAGTGCCTGCCCTTCGACCCGGGCTCCGAGACCTGGAAGTTCAAGACGCTCGCCGGCGTCTCCGCCGCGTCGCTGACCGCGACGCACCAGACGAACCTCGAGGCGAAGCGCTGCAACTACTACTACAACGTCGCCGGCGTGAACATCACGTCGCAGGGCGTGGTCGCGGCGAACGAGTTCATCGACGTCATCCGCTTCCGCGACTGGCTCGAGGCGCGCATGAGCGAGCGGATCTTCTTCCGCCTCGCGACGCTCAAGAAGATCCCGTACACCGACCGCGGCTACGCCGTGATCGAGGGCGAGATCAGGGCGCAGCTCGACGAGGGCGTCGACGTCGGCGGGCTGTCGAGCGACCCGGCGCCGGTCGTCACCGTCCCGAAGGTCATCGACGCGAACCCGGTCGACAAGGCTGCCCGGCTCGCGCGCGGGTTCTTGTTCAACGCGACGCTCGCCGGCGCGATCCACAAGCTCGTCATCAACGGGACGATCACGGTCTAGGAGAACTGAGCCATGGCAACCCGCACCTTTGACCCCGGCGAGATCCTCGCCACGTTCCTGGGGATCCCCCTCACGGCTTGGGGACCGGACACGTTCGTCGCCGTCGAGCGCAACGAGGACGCTTTCACCCTCACGGTCGGCGCCGGCGGCGAGACCGCTCGCTCGCGCAACCGCAACCGCTCCGGGCTGGTGACGATCACCCTGCTCGCTAGCTCCGTCGAGAACGACGCGCTCTCGGCGGCGTACCTGCTCGACGAGCTGCGCGGCGAGGGTGTCGGTCCGCTGTTCATCAAGGACCGGCTCGGCACCACGCTCGTCGCCGCACAAAACGCGTGGATCAAGAAGTTGCCCAACATCGAGTACGCCAAGGAAGTCGGCGTGCGCGAGTGGGTCATCGAGTGCGCCAAGCTCGACATCTTCGAGGGCGGCTCGGTCCTGCCGTAGTCGCCGCCAAGCTAGGGGAGGAGGAACCCGATGCTCGAGACGAAGAAGAGGGACATCGACGGATTCACGTTCACGGTCATGCAGCTGCCCGGCAAGCGCGGGCTGCGCTTGTGGCGTCGGCTGGGGAAGATCCTCGGACCGTCGCTCGCGCGGGCGGCTGCCAGTGCCAGCGGTCAGGTCGACTTCGCCGGGCTCGCCGGCGCGGTCGAGGCGCTCTTCGACAACCTGACCGAGACCGAGCTCGACGCCGTGGTCGACGAGCTCACCGGGAACGCGCTGGTCTTGTACGAGGGGAGCGAGCGACCCCTCAAGGAAGTGTACGACGTTCTCTTCGCCGGGCGCGTCGAGACGCAGCTCAAGCTCCTGATGTTCGCGCTCGAGGTCAACTACTCGGGTTTTTTCGTCGGGCTGCGCGCTCTCGTAAGCCCACTCCTCGCTCGGGCGGGGACCGCAAGCGCCGCCCGATCAAGCTCCCCGACGACCTCGTCGCCGATTGGTCAACTACCCGACTAGTCGTCAGGGGGTGGTGCTCGATCTCTGAGCTCGAGGGCATGTCCGTCGACGAGGTCCTGGACTGGAACGACGTCCTCGACGCGGTGCTGGTCGCGGAGGATACTAAGGGCTAAGCCATGATCCTCAAGGAACTCCTTGCCAAGCTCGGGCTTGACCTCGACGCGCAGTCGTTCGCCAAGGGTCAGCTCGCCGCGGACGCGCTCAAGGGCGCGCTCGCCCTCGTCGCCGAAGTGGCGAAGGAGGTCGGCAAGGCGATGATCGAGATGACGATCGGCACCGTCAAGGCTGCCGATCACATCGACGAGGTCGCCCAGGCTACGGGGCTCACGACCGACGAGCTGCAAGAGCTCGCCTACGCCGGCTCGTTCTCGTCGCTGTCGATGGAGGACATGGCGCAGTCGATGGGCTTCCTGTCGAAGGCGATCGTCGGCGCGGCGGGCAACAGCAAGGAGCTCAAGAAGGTATTTCGCGACCTGAAGATCCCCGTCCGCGACTCGGGCGGGAACATCCGATCGACGAACGACATCCTCGGCGACCTCGCCGACCGCTTCTCCAAGATGCCTGGCGGCGCGAAGAAGACCGCGCTCGCGATGCAGATCTTCGGGCGCTCGGGCAAGCAGCTCATCCCGTTCCTGAACGCAGGCAAGGAGGGCATTGCGGCGTTCCGCGAGGAGGCGCACAAGCTCGGCGTCGTCCTCGACGAGGAGACGATCCGCAAGTCGACCGAGGTCGACGACAACATGAACCGGCTCGAGCAGACCTGGAAGGGGGTCAAGTTCGCGGTCGGTCAGGAGCTGCTCCCCGTCCTAGGCGAGGTCGTCGGCAAGACGCTCGAGTGGGTCAAGGCGAACCGCGAGCTCATCGCCACCCGGATCAAGCAGTTCTTCGAGGCGCTCTTCGCCGCCGCGCGCGCGACGTACACCGCCATCGTCTTCGTCGTCGACGGGATCAAGCAGTTCATCGCCGAGTTCAAGGCGGGCGAGGGACCGATCTTCAACATCGTGTCCGCGCTCAACCCCTTCGTGAAGATCCTGCACCTGCTCTACGCCAATTGGCAGGCGGTCAAGGCGGCGGCGCTCGAGGTGTGGCGCGTCCTCGACAAGCTGCTCGCCCCTATCATCCGCCTGCTCGGTCCGACGATCGAGCTCGTGCGGAAGCACTGGGACAGCATCGTCACCGCCATGAAGTACGCCAGCGCCGCGGTGCTTATCCCCCTCGCCGCCATCGTCGGCACGGTCGTCGCGGCGTTCGTCGCGTTCGGCGTGGCGATCCTCGTGGTCATCTCCGCCATCGCCGACCTGATCAATTGGTTCCGCGGGGCGGAGTCGGTCATCGGGTCGTTCCTGTCGAAGTGGGGCAAGCGCCTGTACGAGGGTTTCGTGCAGCCCTGGGTCGACGCCGCTAGCGCCGTGAAGAACGCGTTCGGCGCGGCGTTCGACTGGATCGCCGCGAAGGTCGAGTGGGCGATCGGCAAGGTGAACGAGGGGCTCGAGCTCCTGAACAAGCTGCCCGGCGTGAACATCGGGACGCGCAAGTTAGGCGACGTCATCGCCGCGATGCCGGGCGCGCCAGGGGCGCCGGGCATGCCCGCGCCCGCCACCTCGGCGCCGGCGCTCGAGACGTCGCAGGGCGGGCAGCTGCAGCAAGCGATCAGCGTCGTCAATCAGCTCAACGTAACGCAGCAGCCCGGCGAGGATCAGACAGCCTTCGCCCGCCGCGTCGCCTCGATCATCGAGGAGCGCGAGCAGAGGGTCATGCGTGAGGCGATGGCTGGGGCGGGGTTCTAATGGCTCTCCTGTCGCTCCTGTACAAGGTGCCGCCGACGAAGATCGGCAGCCTCGAGCTCGACGCCGCAATCCGCATCGCGCCGCGCATGAACGTCGAGGCGACGCAACACCCCGTCGAGCGGGGCGCGGACGTCACCGACCACCTGCGCCCTCTGCCCGACGAGGTCACGATCGAGGGCATCGTCTCGAACACGCCGATCAACCGGACGCAGCAGACGCGCGCCGTCGAGTTCGTGGGCGGCGACTTCCGCACCGAGTTCCAGACGAGCGCCTCCGGCGAGCAGGCGTTCGCCGTGCCCGGCTACGCCGAGGAGGCGCTCGCCAAGCTGCGCGACATCCGCGCCAAGGGCGAGCTCATCACCATCGTCACCGCCCGGCACGTGTGGGAGA